ACGCTCTGGCCGACCTGCGGCGCCGTGATCGATCCGTCTGGATTGTCGATGGAGAACTCGCAGGTGGAACGGCCTCCGAGAGTCTCGACGATGTTCAGGGTTCCCCGCTTCCACCGGTACGGGGCTCCGCCGATCAGAAGAGAAAACGCCATAAGGGAAAAGCCCGCGGCGGGCCGAAGCCCGGCGGGCTGCTCACACAACGATCTGCTGTCGTGCCTACTTTTCGGCCTTCAAGCCTTTCGCCCAAACCTGCAGCCGGATCAGCTCAAGAATCTTCCGCTCCAGCTCTCCTGTGCTGCGGAACCGCTCCGGGCCCTCGGTGAAGAATCCGCGGCGATAGCCGTTGTAGTCCACCGCCAGCCGCACCTCGCAGTGCTGCTCGCCAGTGCGCCAGTTCACCAGAATGTCGGACAGTGTCAGCTCGGCAAACCGCGGCCGCAGGCCAGCGACGTAGCCGAGCAGTCCGGCGTTGGTTTCCGCCGGCCTCCGGATCTGCCGCCATACCTGGTTCCAGTCGCGGGTGCGGTAGGCGTGCGCATACAGCCATGTCGCACCACCTCCGCTTGGCTGCGTCTCGAACCCGAGAGCGCGCATGACTTCGTTGGAGGGCCACTGCACATCGGCGCAGGACACCGGCAGCCTGATTGCCTCGTCAGCGATTGCCGACGTGGCCAAGAGCAGCAGAAAGCAGATCAGCTTCATTCCGGCCTCCGGCCAGATGGACGCTGCTGCCGAATGCGCCGTTACAGGCCCCGCTGCTTGAGGCGGCGCACCAGCTCGTCCAGAAACGCGTCCAGATCGCGGAACCCGATGAAGTTGGCTCCGTCCATGTTGATGGTGATATTGCCTCCGCCCCCAGCCAGTTTCAGGCCGCTCGTGATGTACTGATCCCAGCCGATCAGCACGTCGCGCACCTCGACGATCCGGAGCTGCACGTCGCCGAAGCCAGGAATCCCTTCATTGATGCGGCGCAAGATGTCCTCGAGATGCAGCGAGCTCTTGCGGGTGTTCCACTCGATCGCATTGAGGGAACCCTCCTGACGGGCCGCCTGGAAGACGCCGATGACACCGGTGACCGCGCTGATCGCACCTGTCACAACACCAGCCAGCGCAGTGAAGGAGGAGCCGATTACCTTCCCGACTGTGCCGGCGGTCTGGCTGGCGATCTGGCCGGCGGCTGCCGCCGTCGAGGATGCCGTCGCCGCCGCTCCTGCAGCGGAAGCCGCGCCGCCACCCATCCCGAAAATCGATCCCAGCTTGGCCAGGCCGGGAATCTTCGCCACCACGCCTGCAATTTCCCGGCCGATCGCCGCAAACGTCTTCTCGATGGCCAGCCGCGTGAGCGCCTTGCCGATCTGCTCCAGGCTGTCCACCATCACGTCCTTGAATTTCCCGCCTTTGAAGATCAGGTCCGTGATGTCCTTGGCTGTGTCCTGGAAGATTGTTCCGAGACGTTGTCTGGCTTGGTCCCAGAAGTTCACCTGCTCGCGGCTGAGGTCGCGCTGCCACCGCTGCAGCTCCCGAAGCCGTTCCTGCTCCTGTTTCGTCAGCGCAATGCCCTGCCGGCGCTTTTCGAGCAGGAGATTCAGCTCGGCCTGGTTTTTCTGGTACTGAGGCGCATTGCTCGATCGGACGGCCGCCACGTCGGCCGCCATCTGATCCAGATCCCTTTCCCGGTCCAGCCCAAGCCGTTTTTTCGCCTCTTCGAGCCGCCGAAGCTGCTCGATGTTGATGCCAAGCAGTTCCGCCGTGCGGCGGATGCCATCCTCGGCCTTGCGCGCGAGGTCGTCGCTCGCGATCGCATCCCACATGGACCTCATGAAACGCTCGACACTGCGCGCCGCCACACTCACCCGTTCCATGGCCGCCTGTGCCCCGGCCAGGGCCCATGGAAACCGATCCGGATCGAATCCGCGCAGCGACAGGATCTCGGCGATCGACCGGAGCCGCTGCTCGGCCTCTTTCGCCTGGGCGCCGCCAGCCATTTCGGACACCATGTCGCGCAGCACCTTCCCTGCGGGTTCTGGTCCCTGGATCTTTTCCAGCTCCTCGCGGACCTCCTTGATCGGCTTGTGGATGGCCTCGAAGGCATCCCGCACGGCGGCTTGGGCGCGAGCCAGGTCCATGGCGGACGCTCTGCCGGCGCGGTATGCCTGCTCGACGGCGGCCAGCGCCTCTCGCGCCTGCTGGTAGCGCTTCGTGAGCGTCTCTGTGCTGTCGACGCCCAGCACGCGGAAGGCTTCGGCCAGGTCCATCGTCTGCCGCTGCGCCTGCGCCGCAGCCTGCGCAGTCCCCTGATGCCGCGACGCCAGCTGCATCAGGCCGCGCGCATACTGCGCCGTCGAGATGTCGGCACGGCGGTAGGCCTGGTCGAGTTCCGCTGTCGAGATGCCGGCCTGGTGGAGCTTGATCCGCAGAATCTCAATGCTGCGGTTCTGCTGCTCAATGGCTTCGCGCGCCTGTTGCTGCGCGTCGCGCAGTTGTCTGGATGCCGAGACCAGCTGGACGACTCCGGCGGCCGCCTGCACGGCCGCGAGAGCCGTAGCTGTCAGCAGAGCCGCGCCTCCGAGGGCCTTCAGGGCTACGGTGGCCGATCCGGCAGCAGGAACCACCTGAGAGACCAGAGCTCCGGCGAACTGGCCTAGAGCCAGAATGCCAGCACCGGCGGCCGCAGCCAGCGCCTTGATGACAGGAATCGCAGTGGCGATGCCTGTGATGCCAAGCCCGATCTGTCCGATGGCAGCGAGCGCCGGGCCCGCGGCCACAGCCAGGCCGCCAAGCGCGACGACCGTGGCCTGGATGGCCGGCGGCAGCTCCCGGAACCCTTTCGCCATGTCCGCCAGCCTGGACACGGCGGCCTCGGCGAATTTCGTTACCAGCTCCGTGCCAGGCCGCAGAGCGGCCCCGAACTCGGCCATCGCCCGCTCGGCGGCGTCGCGGATGTTTTCGAAGGCGTTTTTCACGCCTCCAGTCACAGGTGGGAGCTTCTCAAAGTAGGAGATGATCTTCTCGGCGAATTCCTGCGCCGAGATCCCCATTTTCTGCAGAGCCTCTGTGTCCGCCGTGCCGAATGCAGCCTTCATCGCCGCGCGGATCTGCGGCAGGCGTTCTGCAAGCTGGTTGATCTCCTCAGCGGAGATTTTGCCCTTGGATTGGATCTGCGTGAGGGCAACGATCACGCCGTCAAGTTCCGCCTTGCTCCTGCCAACGCTGGCCAAAGCATTGCCGAAGGCCTTGAGCGCCCGCTCCGCCAGTTGAGCCGAGAAGCCGGCGGCCTGCAGATTGACCGAGCCCTGGATGGCTTCGCGGAAGCCGAGCCCTGGCAGCTTAGCCACTTCTGCCAGCCTCGCGAGCTGCTTGTCGGCCGCGGCGGCGCTGCCGCTCACGGCGATCAGGCCCATGCGGAGAGCTTCCAGATCGGCGTCTGCTTTCACAGCGGCCACGCCCAGCGCCGCCAGTGGCGCGCTTACGCCGATGGAAAGCCGCGTCCCGATCGAACCGATGCGCTCGAAGCTCGCGCGGATGCCGCGCACGGCATTTTCGCTGGCCGCGCCGAGCCTCTGCAGTTCCGCAGAGACCTCGCGCACGCCACGCGAGAATTGCGCCGTGTCGGAGGTGATCTTGACGATCAGCTCACTGAGGCGTGCCATTCTTCAGCGCTCTGAAGCGAGCCAGAATTTCGGCTCCGCTCATGCCGCGTTGCCGCCTTCCCCAAAGCGTCGGCAGGAATTCCTCGAGCGGTCGTTCCGGAGCCTTGCCGCGGTGCGCATTCCAGTACAGCCAGGGCATCATGCCGGCTCGCACGTCGGCCAGCCGCTCGCGAGCCTGGGCGCGCTCGACGAGCGCCCAGAACTCGCGCGGAGTGAGACTCCAGAATTCGCGGTCGCTCAGGCCGAGGTCGATCCTGGCGATGGCCCAGAGCCCGAGCCAATACTCGTCGCTCCGAAAGGGCCGTCCGGCGCCTCGCCCTGGTCCTCGGCCTTGCCCGGCAGACGCAGCGCGTCCGAAAAGGCTTCGAAAACGGCCTGCTCGATCTCGGCCGCGTTCTCGAATGTGATCATGTCCTGCGCCTGCTCGAGCGTCAGCTGCGGCATGGCATGCAACAGGCCGACAAACAGCAGCACGCCCGTCTGATAGGCAGGCCCGGCTTTCTCCCAGAAATCGCGCGCCGGAGGCCCGAGCAGCGCCATGCCGAGTCTGCCCTCGGCTCTGGCGAAATCTCGGTGCTCGAACCGCAGCGGCAGGCGCCGGCCGCCGATCTCGACAGAATGCTCTTTGCGAATGGGATTCGACATGGCTTACGGGGTCACCGTCACGTTGCCGCTCACCTTGATGGTGACTTCGACAGTGGCTGCCTGCCCCTTCTCGAAGGACCACTGCCAGCCGGTCACCTGGCCGTTGAACAGCACTTCGGCCGCGCCGGCGTCGCTGCAGACCAGCTTGAACTCATCCGTCGAGTTGGGCGTCTGGTAACTCGTCAGCAGATGCTGATGAGAAGTTTCTGCGGGATCCCAGAACAGCCGGAATGTGATCTCTCCGTAATCCGGGAGTCCGGACACGAATTTCGCGGCCGTGTCGTTCATGGCCGTCACTTCGATCTGCTGCTTCGTGCCGGTCGGGCCAGACAGGCCTTCCACCCCAGGAACGGTCACGAAGGCAGCGCCGATTTTCACCTGCAGCGCCGTGCCCTGCACGGCGAACGCGCTATACGGCATGGTTCCTCCTTCTCACTTGAACTGAATCTCGAACCGCAGCAGAACGGCGAAGAACCCGAGGTCCATCTCGTCGAAGTCCGCTGCATCCTGAAGCGTGCAGGCCTCGACACGCACTCCCCCGCCCATCTGCCCCTTGAAGTAATTCAGCGCCCCGATGACGGCCTCCGCGAGCTCATGGACGGTGTCATAGTCGGCCGCCAGCGCGGCGATCTCCCATTCTGTTGTCGCCAGCGTCAGTGGACCGTTCAGCACCAGCGCGTCCCGTCTGGAGGCCAGGCGAAACACGAGCGTCGGCTCGAGGGGCGCATTCGGGTCCCTCTGCGGCGCGAGCACTGGGTATACCCGATCGGCCACCAGGGCGGCCACTGCCGGATGAGCAGTCAGGTGAGCATAGAGGCTCGCCGCGATGGTCATTTCTGGGCCGCGCCTTCCAGGATCTTCGCAATGCGATCACGAGCCGCATCAAGTGCCACCAGGCCCGCGCGCTCAACCGCGCGCCGGAAGAACGGATTCGGCGGCGTGGGCCCGACCCGCTTCGCCGCGATCCATCTCTGGCCTCCCAGTCCCGGAAAAATCATCACCTTCCCCGACTTCGCCGTCCGTGCGCCAGTCCCGAATTCGACCAGATGAGCGTGCGGCGCCCGCTGAATGCCCCAACGCACGTTGACCTGCGCTGCTGCGCCGGGACCGATCCCCTTGCCTGCCTGCCCCCGGAAGGCGTAGGCGACGATGGCCTTCCGGAGGCCTCCGCGCTCCCGCCGCGCAGTGCTGGCACCGCGGGAACCGCGCCACAGCGAGACGATCGGCCACCGCGATATCGGCGCCTGGTGCCGGGCCTCGTCGCGGATCTTCCGGGCGGCGGTCAGGTAGACGTTGACCGCCTCCTCGGTGTAGAGCGACTGCGTCAGCCGGCCGAGCTTCTCTTTCAACTCCTCCATCCCGTCGATCGTCTTCACGCGCCCTTACCCTCCTTGCACAGCAGGCGGATCTCGACATGGCGCTCCTCTACGTCCATCACGGCGATGATGTCGAGGATCCGCTGCCCGAGTCGGACTCGCATGTCTGGCCGCACGTGCAGCGGCCCCCGGATCGTGATGATGTGCGTGAGCTC